GAAGAAGCAGATAGTCTAATATCTAACGAAAACATTTCAAAACGCACTACAGAAATTTTAAAAAGATACGACATCACAGCTCAACGCCAAGCTTGTGTAAGTTTTTGTCAAAATCTACCTGATCAATGCTATTTAAACAATAAATTCTTAAAAGAAGTTTTAGCAAATTTAAGCAAAACACGCCTCCAAATTATTGGTGCGTACGACCCCGAACTTGTTAAAATAAATGTTTGCGAAAAACGAAATTTAGACGAATTTAAAAAGAATATTGTTTTAGCAAAAACATCTGCAGACACTTTTTGCAAATAAATTAATTAATATATTATAAACACAAAAAAAACTCCCAAACGGGAGTTTTTTATTAATTATTAACAATATTAAAAATTTCTGGTTTTTGTTCTGCTTCATTGTGAGGCAAATTTGTTAAATTTTCGGTTTCATTTTTAATTTCTGTACATTTTGAATTGATATTGTCAATTATCAAGTTTTGAATTTCTGTTAACTTTGAAAGTTTAGCATCTATATCGTTAGAAATTTGCATTACAACAGCTTTAAAATTATCTTCATCACCGATAATATCAGTTTCAACCTCAGTTTTAATGGGTAATTTTAAAGTTTCGGTTTTTTGTTCTTCTTTTACAGCCTCTGCCTTTTGTTGTTCTTGTTGATTATATGATTTTGTGGGATCGCTTATTATACCAATAACAACCAACAAACCCAAAACTGCAGTTGCTATTTCATTTATATACGCAATATCAAATTGAAATTCAAACGCTTGCAAAATTAACAACGCTGCACTAACAATCGAAATCCAAAAATTATAGTTTGTTATTCTGTTTCTCCATTTCATATTTACTCCTTTCCATACTCGATAAATAATCGAAAATTTTTTTATTTTTTAAATAGCGTAAATATTGAAAATTGGTAATAAATTTTTTAATTAAAGAAAATTTATTCTTCATAATAATCGAACACAACCTCTTCAACCTTTGAGTTCTTTGCTTTCGATATTATTGTTATTTTAATATCTTTAGAATAAACTTTAAAGAAGAATTCGTTTACACCACTTTTATAAGTTGTTAACGATAAAGTTGTGTCGTCAAAACTAATGTTAAACTGAACATCTTTATCTGCTTTAACTCTTAATTTTGTAAACACTTTCAAATTAGCGTCTTCTGCAAGGTAATTACTTTCCCAATATCTTTCCAAAATTCGTTCGAATATTCCTGAATTTTCTGAACTTATATTACTTAAACAGTTAATATCAATAGAATTATAAACAACCATCATTTTTTCGAAATACTCATTTTTCATTGGCACAAAACTTTTAATATCTACACCACGAATAACCTCGTAAGAAAAGTCGTCCGTATCCACAATTAATAATGTGTTGTTTTTACAATATGCATCACCTTCACAAAGAATTTTTTTATTATCGTTAAAGTTTAGTGGAAATGAAACATAATACTTCCCTTCCAAAGAACATGCAGTTGCTGTTAAATTTTGTAAAATTTCCATTTTAGGAATTGAAAGTTCCATTTTTTTAACTTTTACGCCATTAAATACGCACAAACCTTCTCTTGTCATAAACAAAATGCTATTTTCACAAACACTAACTGTATTTGTAAAAATTCTTGTGCTGGACTCATACACCTGATTAACACTAATTTCTTTTTTATTGAAATTTATTTTGGAAATTCCGAATTCTCTAAACACATATACATCTTGATTAAAAGTTATAACTTTGCCAGCATTACCTAATGAATCTTCTAAAGAAATGTATCCTGATGTGTTACTAATATTACCAACATTCTCAGCATCTAAATCGGTTGCATACCAAATTTTAAATGCTGGTTGTTTAATTGTGCAAAACAACACTCCATCGTTTACACACATACTTGTTATAATAGGAGCATTTGGAATATCGTAAGGAGAATACCCAGTTTTCCAAATTTTCATTTCGTTTTCACTTGCAAGAATAACGGCGTCTTGTCCATCTTTTTTAAAACTAAGTGAAATTGGTGCTGAATCGAATGTTAAGCCGTATAGCCAATACATATCGTAACTTTGGCTAAACATTTGATTGATATACACTTTTTTGTTCTTTGCATGAACCAAAAATCTGTGTTGAGTGTTGCCCGAATCTTCGTAAAATTGTTTTACATAAACAATTCCATCAATCCCCATATTTATGCCAGACTTATACAAATTGATATGATTCCCATTTAAGTTTTCATAACTATCTGGAAATACTGTCTCTGATACGCCAGAAGCATTTAAAAGTTTATCTTTTGTAAGTTTATAATTATAAAACTTAGCACAGTTAAAAAAATCTTTAACTTGTAATTGCTTTTTAGAAATCATTCCCATCTCCTTAGTGGCAATTCAAAAATATTTAAACTTTTTAAAGATTCTGCTTTTTCTATATATTGTTGATGGAAAACATCAAATTCTTTAAACATTCCAAGCGAAATTGCAAGATATGCACACAATCCCAAAACCAACACTTCCGGGCTAAAATCACTTAAGAAATTTATTTCATCAAACAAAGAGTTTATTGTTGGATATGTGCAATATTTAATTGTATATTTCCCGTCCTCTTCCATAATAATATTTCGGTTTATTATTTTATGTTTAACTGTCTTACCCTCATAAGAAACGCTAACCACCCTAACAAAGTTTGTTAATTGATTTAATGGAAATTTATTACCAACAACTTCTATTTCTTCTTCAACATAAACAGACACATAATTTGTGCACAACTCTTGAACAGAAAGCTCGAATAAACTTAACATTTTGCTAATTTCTTCATTTTGCAATACCTCTGTTTCATTTTCTTCAGTTGTTGTTTGCAAAATTTTATTTATTTCACCAAAACCAATCATTTCGGCACTAAGCCTCATAATATCAATAATTTTCATATTTCTCCTTAAAATTATTTTCCACACATTCATTCATTTCATTAATTGTGTTGGATTTATTTTCGCTTTCTTTAATTTTATTTTCGGTTTCTATTTCTTCTAGAATTTTTTCAATATTCACACTTCTTGTTTTTGCCACATAATTCAAAGTCCTTTCATCAAGGTTGCTATATGGCAAGGTTAAACAATATGTTGTGCCTATTTGACTTGAATTATGAACTTCGAACTTGCGCGTTGATGTGTTATAAACCACATAATAATCCTTATCTATTTTTTTTATTCGTTTCGAAATTTCATACACATCGTGCGTAAGTTCGATTAACATAATTCCTCCTTAAAACTAAGATGCAAACGGATTTGTTACTGTTGATTTAATGCCAGAAAATTTAGCTTGTCCGTTTGGTTGATCGCAAATTAAATCTGCATATTTAACAAGTGTTGCAGTATATGCTGGATAACCTGCTTTTTGGCGTAAAATTTTACCGCCTTCGCCTTCAATCCATTCCCAATCACAAAGTTGGTGAAGTGTAAACTTTGAAGTGTCTAACATATAAAGTGTATCATCTGGAATAAATCTATCTGACACAACAGGAATACCATTGAAAGTTATTGCTTTATATCCACCTTCTAACATTGTTACATCGATATTTCTTCTGTAACAAGCAAGATATTCTTGATAAGCACGCTTAACACCTGCTCCACAAGTAATAAAGTCGATGTTCGAACCTGTATTTTCTTCTAAAAAGTCTACTGCAGATTGCAAAACGCCATCACTAATTTCTTGAGCAGTTGTGCTTACAAAAGGTTTTAACCATTTATTTGCTTCTCGGTTTAATCCATACAATGTTTCATTTTCCGAAAAAATTGCACCTAAGCCTGTAATTTCATTACCCTTGCTACCTTGAACATAAATAACATCACCAGAAGCAATTGTTGGTGCGGTTGTGAAATAAACTTTTTTATTAACTCTATCCACATAAGAAACGCGAATGCCTTCTGCTTTAACTTCGTTGGCAGTATAAACATCTACAACCATACCTTCCATAAAGTTTTTTACATTATCCACTGTTGCAACACCAGAAGCATAAGCTGTTACTTTTGCAAGCACACCAGAGCCATCGCCATACAACATTCTACCAAGATTAAATTTTGACGCAATTAAAAGCCCTTCCATTTCTGCATTTAAAAGATTAATAAAAGAGCCACTATCATTAGCACTAGCCCTAACAGCTTTGTCACTAATTTCAATTGTGCCGTAAAGGTTTTTTAATGTTGTTCTAAATTGAACATAACTATTTTCATTTGCAGTTGGGAGTTCGCCTGTTTCGCTACCTGCACCAACACCACCGTTTAATCCAACCGGTGCCATTTTTACAATTTGGTTTCCATACACATCACTTGACGATTGTTTAATTTTTGCAAGCAATGGATTTGTTTTTGTGTTTAATTGATTGCACGCTGCAACCAAATAAGCATCTTTAAGCGCATTTTGCGCTGTTGTTAAATCTATCATAATTTCTCCTTTTAAGTTTTTTTATTAAACATAAAAAGAGACAAGTCTTATTTATGTTTAATTATTGTTTTTGCCATTTTGCCCGCTTCTTGAATTGTTGTGGGCACAAAAGGCGGTGTTAGCGAAATGTTTGCGCTTGTTGCCATTTTAATTGGAGAATTTTGAGTAACTTGAGATAGGTAATCTTTAACGATTCTATCTTTAATTTCTTGGTTAGAAAAAATATAATTTTTCAAAAATTCTTCATCATTTGCATAGCTTTCTGCCGATTTATAATTATTCGCAACTAACTGCAAAACTTCGGTGTTTATATCTGCATTTTCGTTGGTTGCTAATGTTTCTTTTAGCGCGCTACTAAAAGGTTTAGCAAACTCGAATTTTGTTATAAATTCTTCCACTTTTCGCTCGTTTTCTTGCATTTTAGCCTCATGTTGTTGTTTAATTAAATTTTCACTTTCTAATGTGGCTAATTTCTGACTTTTTTTGGTAAATTCAGCTTCTAAACTTGAGTATGCTTTAAGCAAACTTTCTGCATCTTTAAATTTCCCAAAATTTTGATTGGAGCCAAAATCTTGTTGTTTTGGTTGTTCCATATTTTCCATATTATTCTCCTTTATCTTGTTCTATCTGTTTTTTTAATTCTTGCTTATGATCTGCAATATGCTTTAATAATTTTTCTTTAATAACTTTAGAATTAAGTTTATTTTTTAATTCCCCACTTAATATATAAGCCGAATGTTCTTCTATGTGAATTTCGTGATTATCTATAGACAAAATTTCCACAACCTCGCCTGTTGTAAATGCTAAATTTTCTTCTTTAGCATGATCCACTTGAAGTGTGTTAATATCAGTTGAATTCTCCCAAGTTCCAAAACCAAGCAAATCTAAGCAACGCTTTCTTGTGCTTTGCGAAAAAGTTCCATTTTCGTTAAACAACAAACCTTGTTTAATTAAGTCTAGTAACATTGTTCTGCGTTGAGCCAAAGTTTCAACGCTATTAGTTGTTGAGTCGAACACAACATCATCACTGCAAATTTCGTTTTTATCCCAATAATACAATTGAACACTTCCACTTTCACCTGCAATTTTTAAAAGTCGTGGCAAAACTGCATATTGTTTATATAACCTTAAAACATATTTTGCAATAATCTTAACTGCCAACTTATTAGAGTCTATTGCAGTTAAAAGCCTTGTATTATCTTGCTCTGCCAACAATTCCAAAGCAATGCCAGACATATTTGTGTAGTTGGCATATGTGGTTGACATAAGTTCACTAACGCCTGAAATATTTTTAAATTCAGCAAGAAGGCGTTCTTCTTCGGTATCAAAATCTATTGTCAACTTGGGATTTTGCATAATTTCTGGTATCTTACTTCCTTGTCTGTAAACCAAAACCTTACCAGGACTTAAACCTTCAATTTCAAGTGCATCTGTATCCACACTTCCATCTTCAACAGCTAAAACATTCATAACCGAACGATTAAAATATTCATGTTTTCTGTTTCTCACAGCATTGTATGCTCTTTGTAAAGGGATTAACCTATCCACAACACTAACACCATAAAAACTGCCAGGCATATAGTTTGAAATTTGTTTAACAAATGGGAATGTTCTGTTGCTTAATTCACCATTAATATATGGCAATTCTCCATCAAATAACAATTTACCTCCTGCAACAATTGTTAATCTGCCATTTACATATTTCTTGCTTGGGCGTTCATACCTTTCAATTACAATAGCATGATTAGATAACTCTATGTTTGCAACTTTATTTATGTGGGCATCATAACCTAACCCACCAAGATTTGACGCTTGACCATCTAGGGTAAAAGCGTTAACCATTTCAGGATTAACATCTACACCCCATTCACTTTTAATTTCACCAACTTCAACTGCCCTTGCATGAATTATGCTTTTAACATCTTCCAGTCTCTCACAAGCAAGATTGTCTGGAAAAATTTCGAAAGGCGAAACCACTTCAATATTAACATCACCTTCTTTAATTTGTTTACCATCAGCATCTTCCGCCACCATTTTTCCACTGTTTGTATCCCAAACAACTTTGTAAAAAACTGTTCCGCAAATTTCACTCCAAGTTGTTCCTGTTTTAATAATATCTGCCAAATTTAAACGATTTGAAACTGAATTTATTATTTCCTTGCTAAGTTTTGCACTTTCCATGTCTGCTTCATCTGTTGTTGCCGGCACAACGGAAATGCTTGGAGTGTTTGAACAAACTTTAGAAATTCTAGTTTCTACTATTGGTGCAATTTGATTAAAAACCTCTTTTTCTTGCCAAAAATATTGTTTGGTATCTTGATTAATACCTCCATTGCCAGCTATGTAACTATATTGGTTTCCCATCATAAAATTAATGTTAAGTTGCCATTGAGATTCCAAACTTCTGCGAGCCTCTCTCCTGCTTAAATAATCTGATATAACTTCTTCTGCTATCTTATTGTTTTTAGTCATCTTTTCCTCCCTTTTTATAAATAGGTTTAACATTTTTTGGCACAATATATTTCCCTATTTCACCGTATAATTCATTTATACATTTATCACACAAATAAACACTTCCATCAAACACAAAACGCTTGTTTACAATTTGAAAGTTGCAAATATTATCACAACCGCTTGCATCACACTTAATTCTTGTTTTTGCTTTTTCCACTAACATTTTCTTTCTCCTTTAATTCTAAAATTAGCCGTTGCTTTTCATTTTCTAATTCTTGGTCGGTTAAACTTTCGTAATCCACCTTTGTTTCGGCAAAATGTTGATAGATTAATTTAATAATGTCGGCATTAGGCGGAATATTTTTTTCGTTAACTTTTTGTTTAACCACTTTTAAATTACCAGTTTCTTCATCTACCGCATATTCTGTTGTAATTTCTTTAGTTGTAAACCCAGTTATACAAGTTTTTAACGCTTTAAAAGTTGATTCATCAAATATATTCTTTTTTATTTCACATCAACCTCCTTGCTTTATTAAGTTTTATTAATCTTTCTTTTTCTTTTTGCACCTCATTTAATTCTTGTTTAGGTATTTTACTTTCAGGGCGAGACATAATGTAATATCTTAGCTCGTCCATACTATGGTCGTCGGTTTTAACAGGACTATCTCCTTTACCCCAACGATATCCTTTCATTTCTCTAATTAAATTTTTGCAAGTGTTAAAAATAAACAATTTAGTTTGCCCTAAACTGTTTCTTAAATAAGCTTTTACCTTTTGAATCCCTGAAAAAACATCTTTGTTTACATTTGTGTTTGTTAAAATTTTATATTCATAAAACAAATCTGCAACACTTTTACGAGATGCTAATGTTGTTTGATTAGCAGCACTATCTATTAACGCTTCAAACATCCCATTAGAATTTCTATGCCAATGCAAATCGTTGCTAATTTCGTGAATTTTATTACTATGATATTCTATATCTTTATCTTTTTCGTAATGTTCAGCAACCACATAAATATTTCCATCAAAATCCACAGCATACCAATGGCAAGAAAGTGGATTTTTAAGGCCGGGGTCTATAGAAAGTTTGTCTTGCCACTCGTAAGGAACATCAAATGGTTGTATAACATGAACATTTTCATCAAATTCAGAATAAACTTTACCGCCACAGTCCATAAACTCGCCAAATTGTCTTGATCTAAGTTCGTCTTCACTCATACTTGCCTTCATGGCATTTTTTGCCTGCTCGCTTATATACGGATTATCATCCCATTGCATAAACTCGCACCAAATATTTTCGTCGTTAAATTTATTCATATAAATTTCATCGTATACAAATGTCATACCTTTTAGTGGCGTCATTGTTGCAAAAATATCACCATTCTTATCTAGCACTCTCATTCTACATTCATTATATATATCCTGAGGGGGTTCTTCGTCAAACCAAACATAATCTAAACTTGTACCTTGAAATTTCTCTCTGCCCTGATCACAACTTTTAAATCCAATTTTACTTATTGTGCCAAACACATTTTTAACCAAAATGTAATCTATAACGCCATTTTGATAACTATCCTTTCTGCCTGAAAGCATAACAACATCTTGTATCCAATCTGGATTTAAATAGGTTAATATTTTGCTTTGCGCAACATCTCGCTGAACTTGAGTGGATAAACTTACCACCCAACCACTTGTTGCCGTTTTAATTTCGCGATAAGGATGAATTCCCCTTGCCATGTAAACAACCTCAACAGCACCACATTCTGTTTTCCCACTTCTGTTTCCACCAAACACCCATCTGTTTTTCTTTTTAGATTGATGAAAGGCTAATTGTTTAAGGTGTTTAACTTCGCCAGAATTATAATTTAAAAGTTTATTTTTTAATTTTCTTTCTTTTTGAATCCGTTCTATTTCTAATATGCGTTTTACTATTTCCATTTCGCCCATAATTTACATCAAAACTAGCCAAAAACAACACAAACCTGACATAAAATTTTAAATTTTTTATGTTAAAATTTTTCTATGATTATTTTACTTATTTTTGTTTTATTATTTCAACCTACAACATATGCTTGGGCGTCAACCAGCGTTTCTTATTACGCCCGAATTATGCAAGAAGATGTTCTTCTTTATAAAACTGCTGTTGACGCAAACGACTTTTCTAATGTGTATTTTTCATTACCTAGAACATACTTTGTGGAACTTTTAGACGACACAAAAAATGGTTTTTATTTTGTAAATTATTTACACTTTAGTGGATATGTTAAAAAAGATGCAGTTCAAACAATTGTTGGCACCCCTATAACGCCTTATTTAACCGACATTAGTTTTAGGGTTTATTCCGAACAAAGTAGAGACCTTAGATCAGAACCAACAACAATAAGTGGAAGTTCAAGCCAAGTTGCATACATACCCCTTCTTTCAAGAAACCTAACCTACTTAGGTTCAATTATTGGAGAAGAATTAATCGACGGAAGAACTAATATTTGGTATTACTGCAAATATTCTGCCGACAAAGACTATTATGGTTATGTTTACAGCGATTTTTGCGATGAGTTAGCAGAAATTCCACTTAACACAGAGCAAGTTGTTTACACATCTTCACCTAATTTTGATCCACCTACAAACCAAGAAACTGCTTTACCATTAAAAAACAAAACAACAATGTTTGTTATTGCTGTTTTGTCTATTCCTGCTTTAATATTTATGTTTATGATTTTTAAAAATAAAAAAATACTTTCAAGCGAAAAGGTTAGATCTAAAGAAATTATAGATTATTAACTAAATTGCTTTACATTTAAAAGCCATTCTACGCGTTTTAACCTCTTGTTTAATTGAATAAATCCAATCTTCATTATTTAAAATTTTTTCTAACTTCGTGCAATATTTAGATTTGTTTAATTGGTCACTTAAATTTATAAAAGCACGCTCAATTCTTCTAAAAGCAGTGCGCTCTTTAAGTTCTAATATTCCACACAATTCTTCCATGGAAATGGAATAATTCATTTTAATTAGCAAAATTTGTTTGTCATTGTTTGATAGATGTTTTAAAGCATTATCTACAATTATTTTTAAATTAATTAACTGATTTTTTCTTGTTATTAAATCTATCATGTTATTACAAACATCTTCTGCCCCATATTCTAATGTGCAAGGCCCAAAATAAAGAGCATGTTCTTTTATAAACTTATCTATTGCTTCACATTTTTTATTTAACATTCTATAAATTTTTACAATCGTTTCACTATCATATATATCTATCATTTTTTCACCCCTGAATTGCAAAAAAGTATATATTATTAATTGTCGAAAAGTCAAGCATATATGACATTTTTTTACAAAATTATACACAAATTTGACCGTTTTAAGGCAAAAATATGCCGTTTTTATCGAACACTTGTTCTAATTTGTAAAAAAGTAACAGTTTTTTTAAATTAAAAAACCGCTCAAATTAAGCGGTTTCATTATCAACAATATTAAGTTTAGAAACAGAAACTTCATAAGCAATTTTTGTTATTGGCAAATCTTGACCTTCAACATGTTTAGAATATTCTCTGCTTTGAATTCTTCCAACAATGTTAAGCCCAGTGCCAACTGGCATAGTGTTAACATATTGAGCATTTCTTCCCCATGTAATGCATGGAATATAATCCGATTTATTATAGTTTCTGTTAACCGCCAAAAGCACATCACAAATTTCTCGTGCAAATGGTGTTGTGCGGTAGATTGCTGGTTTGCAAATATAACCATTCATTTCAATTGTGTTTGCATTAGCGTTATCATCCCAATCGCAAAGTTCTCTAACAAACACAGACAACATAAGCTTGCGTTTGCCATCTTCTAATTTATTATAACTTCTAAATTGGCCACGCAATGCAATTCTTCCACCAACTTCAAATTCTATTGTTGAAATTAGTTTTTCGGAAATTGTTACAGGAATTATATCAAACATTCCACTTAAACGCGGAATTTTAATGCGAAAAGAATAAAACTTTTCATCTAACACAGCATGATTAAATTCTGGTGCATCCATAATTTCACCCTGCAAATATACTTTATTGTTATTTAATTGTTCTTCAATCATTTGTTACTCCTTTAAATTTTTATTTGTTTTCCTTGATTATTTATTTTAAAATTATCTAAATATATTAATTTACCAACAGGCACTGCCAAAAATTGTTTTTGTTTATATGTTTCTAAAATCATTTTAAGCCCTTCTTGTATGTTATCTGAATTGTTATGAAACAATACTATGCTTCCATTTTCAGTTTTGGAACACACCCTGCCTGCAATTTGACTTGCAGATAAACCTTTCCAATCCAAACTATCCACACTCCATTGAATGCAATATATATTT